CAAAGCATACACCCAAACGGGTGTTTTGCTCTATATTCCTCCATAGCTCAGTCGGTAGTGCGAGTGTACAGAAATGTACCCGAAACTATTACTTAGCCAGAGGAAAAACTAAATATGTTGTTTAAGTCCACTACCGGGGATTTAAGTAACAAAAAAGATTGCTCTTTATGCAATCTGAACAAAAATCTTTGAGTAAAATCAAAGAAAATTGTATAATCCTCCATAGCTCAGTCGGTAGAGCGCATGACTGTTAATCATGATGTCACTGGTTCGAGCCCAGTTGGGGGAGCCACGAAGAAAGTCAGTAATTAAGCCAAAAACGGCTTGTTTACTGGCTTTTTGCTTTGTTTATAATATTTTCGATTTTCAAAATTATTCACTTCTTTTTATGCCTTTTAGTCTCTTATACTACAGATAAACTACAGATTTTCCATAATAAAAACCGCCCGAAATGTAATCGGACGGCTTATTTTATGCCAGCAATTTGATTGCATTGTAAAGAGTGTCAACTTCCTGAATGATATAATGGTCAATATCGACCTTGTAATTTGTATGGCCCATAAGTGCGATAATGTCCTCTTCTCTCGCACCTGCGGCAGACATCCTTGTTGAAAAGGTTCGACGGCAAGAATGTGGAGTAAATTCATCGCCTAAACCGAGGGCTTGCATCGCCGGACGGAACCCATATTTCAGAAAATAATCCTTGTTCATAGATTTTCCAATCTCTGAGCCCTCGTGTATTCTGCAGAAGATTGTTTCGCCTTTATTGTTTATACAATTCTCAACCAATTTTAAAATTTTAGGGTGGATGGGCACAATACGATTTTTACCTGCATCGGATTTAATTCCTGCAATAAAATAAGGTATGCCCTGTTCGCTCACATGGTATTGGTCAGTTGTAAGCGACAAAAACTCGGTCACTCTGAAATTGAGATAGCACATAACGTAAACATAATCAGCATACGGCACCTTGCCGATGTTTTGACGGATCAGCTCAAGCTGAACATCAGTAAAGCGTGTAGCGTTGACTTCTTCCTGCTCCGGAAGCTCTATGAATGTTCCGTAGTCTTTATTTACAATATCCTCTTGCATAGCAAAGTCGTAAAGGCTTGTAACAAAACACTTTATCTTATGTAATGCCGAATAGCCTAAGCCGTCGCAGATTTTCGGCGTGTCCGTGACCTTGTAAGTACCTTTGCCGTTCGGTAAGAGGTATTTCAACTTGCCGCCTGCGCCTACCTCGTGATGTGGGTTGTCATAATAATCCACGATGTATTGATAGTCTGATGTGCGTAAATCCCTAAATTTACGCTTATACAAGGGCTTTAGTTTGATATAAGCACTTGCGTAGTTGCTTTTTACGCTGTCACCAAGTTTTTTATATGCTTTAGTTTTTACCCATTTATCGTGTAATTGCTCAAGTGTCATATTAAAGCCATTGACGGGATTGTACTCATAATCTTTGAGTGCGTTTTCTGCCTCTCGCTTTGTGGCGAAAGTTCCCAAATAAACTTGTTTCCCTGTGACAGAGCTTGCAGCGGCATACGGTTTTGATTTGCTGTCTTTGCGAATGTAAATGCTTCCTGTACCTTTTGTTCTGCGCCTGTTTTTCGGCTTGTCAGATGATTGATTTTTACCGCAGTAAGGACAAAAACCAAAATCATCTTGTAACTCTCTGTTGCACCTTTTATTAACACATTTTTTCATATTTCACCTCAAAAAAAGGGTGCAAAAATCCCGTTAAAATCTTGTAAATTTTAACGGGCTGTGGTACAATATATTTGCTAAGAAAAATGCACCATTGCACCCGTTGTAATGGTCTCCGCTCTATCCTGTTGGCGCAGGGTAGGGCGGATTTTTTTATTTTATTTTACTTTCTTGCTGACAAGGTTCATTTTAACGTCATTATCATAGGTATCTGTATCGAAATATATTAAATCAGCTCCTACGGTTGATGGATTGAAGTTTTTACAATCTTTCACACTGACTTCAATCATGCCCTCGCTGTGTGCTGAAATCGGAGCGCTACAGACTAACTTGTTGTAGCTTCTTCCGTCTAAGATGACGGTGTCGGCTTGTACGGTTATAGATTTATCCATTTTATTTTTTATATAAAAATGAACATCAACTTCTTCATCCGAATAAGGAGCCTGCTCCGTATCGCTGTAATAAACGGCTATGTCGCTATCTGAATAAAGCTCGGTTAAAGTATCTTTAAACTCTGTAGGTTTTTCGGTAGGCGGTTCTGTTTCGGGTTCAGTAGCTTTTTCTGCTGAATCTTCTTCAGGTGAACGAACATCTTTTGAAGAATATGTTATTATAGAATTAACAATGATGTCTTCATAAAAATCAAATTCTTCAGATTGCTCATCGCCTTCGGTTGTGAAAAGCATACAACACAAATAATTCTTCGTCACCCACACATACATTGTGCCGTAATACTTATCTCCGGATAATTCCAAATTTGCTATTACACGATAAGCGAGAAAGTCATCTATATGAGTTGTAGTTCTGCTTATTTCTTCAAAGTCATCAAACGAATTTGCAAAGCCATCAAGAAAGCTGTCTACATAGCCTGAGGTAAATTGAGATGGTGAAATATTCGATTGAGATGAACTTATATACAGCCTGTTTCCGTCAGGGTCGTAAAAATAATGGTAACCGTCATGAGCTTTATGCGTCCACTCTTTAGGAATATCAATAGAAAAAGGAGTTATATCATACCACTCAAACAAATCGGTTTCTGAGGTATCGTTAGAGGTTTGATTGGTAGAAGTTGTTACCGGTTCTTGAATATCAGGTTGGTTGCTACATTGCGAAATGGCAGTTACCGCAGTGGCGGTCAATATCAAAGCTATCAGCAAAGCAATGTAAAAATGTGGAGTGCGATATATAGGCTTTTTTTCAGTCGTTTTTTCAGCTTCTCCCGTAGGGCTGAATTTGTTTTTTTGATATGTATGGCATATCGGGCAAAATACTGAATTATTCGGTATGATGTTACCGCAACTTTCACACTTGCAGGGTTCTGTGTTTTTAGATTCGTCGTCTTTAAACAGAGCAACCTGTTCAATCTTCGCTCCGCACTCGTTGCAAAATTTTGAGCCGGTAGGAACCTCAGAACCGCATTTTTGACATTTCATTTATAAACCCTCCTCTTTTTCCTACCATAGCGGCAACTATGGTAGGTTTTTCTTTTTGTTGATAAAATCTGCAAATTGCTCCTTTACTTGCCGTTCAAGAGGGTGCAGATAAAAGGCATTTCTGCGTTCGAGCTCTGCCATTCGTTCAGCCCTGTAGGTCGCCGCCTCAAAGCTAATGTCACATAAATATGCAATTGCAGCGGAAGTTAACGCTTGCAGTTCATGAAGGACACAGGCAGGGGCGAGTAAATCCCGAGCAAATACATTTGCTGAATGTTCGGCATCGTCGATTGTTGCAAATCCGTTGCCGTTTTCCTTAAACAAGTGACCTAAAAATATATGACCGAGTTCATGCGCAATTGTAAATCTACATCGCTGAGGGGATTGCTCATCTGCATATATGATATAAAGTTTATCATCTTGCATCAAAGTTATTCCACTCTCATTTTCGCTTAGCAGATTGACTGCCGAATTTTTCAACAAAACAATGTCGGCTTGTTTTGCTATCTGATTGACTTTAACAGGCAAGTTGCTGATTCTGTAGTCGATTAAGCATTGCCAAGAGGCATTGCGTGCGTTTTTGTATTTTTCATAATTCAAGTTTACCACCTCATCGGTATTTTAACCCATGAGGTGTTTTTTATTATGTATTATAAATCTGTATCGTCAGGCTCAAACTTACTGAGATCAGGAAGATTAACTATTTCAATAGGTTGATTATTACCGTCACTTCGTGCGGCTTTAACCGTTGGTATTAGATTATCGTTAATTTTTAAAATAGTATCAATTGTGTACTGATGTTCAGGGTGATTTCGATAAGCATAAACCAAATCTTTTTCATGATTGGTTAAAATCATAGTATTGCTTTTGTTTGGCATTTCTCTGAACTCTGCAAGAATATCATCTACTTTATATATATCACAAAGTGCGATTAAAATTTCTGCATCAGGTTGACCGTGATTGTTCTCCCACGCATTTACGGTTTTTCCACTTTTATTTATTAATTTTCCGACTTCATCGGCGGTTAATCCGCTTTTTTTCCTTAACTCTTTTAATTTTTGTGCTATAAATTCTCTTGACACTTTGTTTCTCCTTTTATAGATGTTTTATCTACGCTTTTATTATAATTCGCTAATTACAGATTGTCAAGAAAAAAATCTGAAAAATGTAGAAAAAATTTTTTAAAATCTCTTGACAATCTGCAAAAGTTAGATTATTATTAAAATGAAATCTACAAAATGTAGCATTTAACAGTTGAAAGGAGGTAAAAGGTATGACTGTGAACGAAAAACTTAAAAAGATTGTCGAAGAAAAAGGACTTAAACAATCATATTTGTGTGAGCATACTGGAATGACCGCTGATGCAATTTCAAGAATATTAAATTCCAACCGTAAGGTTACAGCAGAAGAGTTTTTGGGAATATGTCAAGTGCTTGATGTTGATCCAAGGCAGTTTTTTAAGCAGTCTGCTTAACTTATTACCTCAGAAAGGAATGATAAAAATGGCACTAACCATATATGCGGTAGTTGCTACCGTAGTAGCAGTAATTGCAATCATAAAAGCTGTAAAATGGAAAATTGCTACAAGAGCAATGGTGGTTTATTGTACAAAGAATTTCAGAATACCCACAGACAAAGAACTTGCCGACTGCTCCAAAGAAGCCGCCGGCAAGACAATAAGATTTAAGTAATTCCAAATTGAGCTTTTATAAGCTGAGTAACAACATTCGCTGATATTTGTGTTATTGCAGAAAGCGAGTGACTTCCCACGGTTCCGGCAATCTTCTTAACTTTATTCCATATATCATCGTTACGAATATTTGCTAAAAACTTGTGACCTTCGGGAGTTAAATCACCTACTTCTAAATAGTCGCCACCGTCAGTAGCAAACATTGAAGTAATTAAACCTGCAAGTTTGCATTGTTTAATGTGGTAGATAATTTCGTCATGAGAGTATGGTTGAAGCCTTTCAAAATCGTTGCTGAATTTACTGTATCGAAAGGATTCGTTGAAGTCACACACTTCTTCTACACTCAAAAGAATATCACGAACACAGTCGTTATTTAAACGCATAAGCATCACCTCCTTACAATTTGATTTTAGCATTTTAAGGAGAAAAACACAACAAGAAGGTTACAGCAGAAGAGTTTTTGGGAATATGTCAGGTGCTTGATGTTGATCCAAGGCAGTTTTTTAAGCAGTCTGCTTAACTTATTACCTCAGAAAGGAATGACAAAAATAATTGACTTAGAAAAGGTTGCTACAATGCGACTTCGTGACGGAGCAGAAATAAGTAAACGCTACTATGATAAACCGCTTATGCTTTGTTATTCAGGTGGTAAAGACAGCGACATTATTTTAGATTTAGCGATTAAATCAGGCATAGACTTTGAGGTTCAACATAGTCACACAACGGCTGATGCTCCCGAAACAGTTTACCACATACGCAATAAATTTAAGGAATTGGAATCTAAAGGCATAAAATGCAACATTGATATGCCAAGATACAAGGGAAAGCCGACATCTATGTGGTCACTGATAGTACAAAAAGGTATTCCACCCACAAGGTTAGTAAGATATTGTTGTGCAATTCTGAAAGAAACAGGCGGTAAGAATCGTGCTATTGCCACAGGGGTGCGGAGAGCGGAAAGCACGAAAAGACAGTCGAAAGGAGTTATTGAAACCTATACTCCTAATCCTTCCGATAGAATTATCCTTAACAATGACAATGACGATAAGAGGCAGATAGTTGAACATTGTCAGTTGCAGGGAAAAATAATATTCAACCCTATTTGCGATTGGTCGGATAATGATGTTAAGGAGTACATCAACCAAGAGCATCTTATTCTTAATCCGTTATACAATTGTGGATTTAATCGTGTTGGATGCATCGGCTGTCCGTTGGCAGGTAAAAAGAAGAGATTTGCGGAATTTGCACGATATCCCAAGTACCGAAATTTGTATATAAGAGCATTCACCAAGATGCTTGAAATGAGAAAGCAAAGAGGCAAAGCTACACAACACGCTAACGGACTTGAGGTTTATCACTGGTGGATGCAGGATGGTGTTTTACCGGGGCAATTAAGTTTTGACGGAGAGAATTGGTGAAGAGCGATGATTGAAAAAGAATTAAAAATCCGTGATTTTTGCGGTGACTATGCTTTGGATATACCGTTCGCAGACGGTAGTGTAAACACGATATACTTTAATTCAAAACGAAATGCCGAAACAGTTAAGCATATTATCGAAGTTGACGGTAGTAAACCCAATCATGCTACGGTGTGTGAAATGGAAGAAATCAGGCACGGAAAGAGGGAACACGACAGTGGGGGTGTCGGCTATATAAATTATTTATGTTCTGAGTGTAAAAATTTTTTCACTTTTTACGAGGGCTTTGATTTGTATCCATATTGCCCTTATTGCGGTGCAAAAATGGATAAGAAGGAGGAAAACAATGCCTAAACTGAAATTAAGCCTTGTCCGTTCTGCGGAAGCAAGGTAACAGTTGAGAATATAGGCGCTGATGAGGAGACGTATATGTTTGAGTGTACTAATGATGATTGTGCCTCGGCTACCTGTTTTGGTGATTACAGCACCGACAGAGCAACTGCTATCAAAAATTGGAATAAGCGTGTTGCACAGTGTATCACGAATGCAAAAATCGGCACTTGTACGATCAATATAGATTTGAGGTGATTAAATGAACGACAAAATCCTTATCAACCCTAAAACAAATCAGGAGTACAGAGATGTACCGCCGACCGTGGCGGCTGAATATCTCGGAGTTGCTCTCAATTATGTTTATGAGGGCCTAAAAAAACAAACCCTGCCTATCGGTTCAGCCGTACAGAGCGACAAAGGGCGTTGGAGCTACAACATACCGATTGACCGGCTCAAGACTTACGCAAGCGGTGCAGATATATCCTTACTGACTACACTGCTCAACAAATTGATCGGCAGCGGAAATACAATCAACGAAAGGACGGCGTAAAAATGATAAATTCGCCGTGCTACGGCTGTCAGATACGGACGACAAGATGTCATACAGATTGTGAAAAATACCTCGAGTACAAATCAAAATGTGACAATCGCCGAGCCGAACGCTCTAAGAATTATGACTTTTTTAATTACATCAGTCATAAAATCGACATCCATACGAGATGTCGCAAATCAAATAAATGAAAGAATAGGTGAATATATGGAAATCATTGCAAATAACCGTGCAAATAACCGTGAACATATCGCTTTTAAAGACTTGAAAAAAGGCGATATTTTTGTATTAGCCTCAGATGGCAAATGGTACATAAAAAACAACGATTTTTATGCAGTACGACTTTCAGACGGCGAAACCGTTGAGCCGAATTTCACACCTTTACTTTGCGAAGTCAAAGATTGCGTGCTCGTAGAAAGAGAAATCTATACAGCATTAGCTGAAAAGGAGCGTGTATAACAAATGTGGCATTTAAGAAACTACGAAACCAAAAGGTCGCTCAGAAAAAAGTACAAGCACTGTAAAGAACAGCTTGAATATACCCGAAAGAGCCTCAGCACTAAAAACGATGAACTCGAAACAGCACACAGCGACATTGACTTTTTTAAGGTCAGAATCATCAAGGTACTAAATGAAGTTAATAAACTTTGTGAGGGTAACAATCTGTTTTTACCGCCTGAGATTGAACGCATACAGGTTGAGCTTGCGGTCACAGATGTGATTGACGTTAAAGAAACCTCCAAAGGCTTTATTTGCGTAGCGGTTGAGGAGTGCAACCGATGAATTTTACAGGCAAAGAAAAAGACCGTTGATTGCTTGCACTACAATCAACGGTCGGCAAATAACACAAGGCTATCTGCGTACAAATACAGTCCAACGTTATTATATCAGATAACCTTGCAAAAATCAAGGAGATTATATAAATGAATAAAAAATCTAAATTACAAATGATACCGACTGACAAACTGCACCCGCACCCCGACAATCCAAGAAAGGTTATCGGCGATGTTTCAGAACTTGCAGAATCTATCAAAGCAAACGGTATCTTGCAGAATTTGACCGTAGTGCCAAACGATGATAACTGGGATGATTTTACCGTTATCATCGGGCATCGCAGGCTTGCAGCGGCAAAGCAGGCAGGATTAACTGAACTGCCGTGTGCGATTGTTGAAATGACAGAGAAAGAACAGCTGTCAACGATGCTCACAGAGAATATGCAAAGGTCAGATTTGACGGTGTATGAAGAAGCAAAGGGCTGTCAGCTGTTGCTCGACCTCGGTGATACGGTCGCAGAGGTTGCCGAAAAGACAGGCTTTTCGGAAAGCAAAATAAGGCGGAGAGTAAAACTCTGTGAGCTTGACGAGGAATCATTCAAAGAAAGCCAGCTCAGACAACCCACATTGGCAGACTACGAGCGTCTGAATCAGATTAAGAATATTGAAGTAAGAAACGAATTGCTTAAATCAATCGGAACGAATAATTTCGATAATCTTTTGTATTCTGCTGTTAAAAAGCAGGAGACCGATGAAGAAAAAGAAAAAATTGAAAAGCTCTGTCTTGAACATGGAATGATTAAAGCGCAGAAACATGACGAAATTCCAAGCAACTACGAATATACGGGATTTTTTGCGCTCAAAGATTTGATCGGTAAAGACTTTGCGGACGGCAGGAAAAGATATTTTTATTTTGATTACGGCTCAAACATTTATATTTACGCAGAAGCATTTGAAAAGCAGGAAAAGATCGATGCCGAAGAAGAAAAGCGAAAGCTTGAAGAGCAGAGATGGGACGAGCTTGTTGAACAGGCGGAAGAAACAGACGAACGCTGTGAGGCTCTCAGAAGAGGCTTTATGCTGGATACGAATTTCAATGACAACAACAAGAAGCAGGAGCTTGTGAAATTTATAGTCGCCCAAGTGGCGACAGGAGCCAGTAACAAAAAATATCGTTTTGAAGAAATTATCGAACACGACTTTGAAGATGATGAAAACATAGATAGCTACATCAACGAACATTGGAACAATGACAGCGGCAGAATGCTAATGGCGACGGCATACGCTTTGAGCCAGAGAATTTACGGTTCGTTCGATTATATCAGTGTAAATTATTCGGACAAGACATTCAGCCGAAAAAACAATCCCGAACTCAACAGATTTTATAATCTGCTATGTAAACTCGGCTATGTGATGAGTGACGAGGAGATACAGCTCCGTGACGGCACACATCCGATTTTTACCTCCGGTGAAGTAAAATAAACTAAATAAGTTAATCACACAACTGCACTTGTGAGATTATATAAATCCCATTTAATACCTTCTTTCTTTAATTGTATTTTCGGGTAGGTGCAGATGCCCGAACAAATTAACCGATAACAAGCTCTGCACAGCTTGTCATATAAAACTCGTTTACTCCTCTTTAAATAAATTCTGACATTGAAAGCGGACCATCTGCACCTGCTCCGCTTTAGGTGAAGGAAATGGCATCAATCAAAGTTAAATCCGAATACAAAAAACTTGTCAGCTTATTTAACAATTTGACAGGATCAAGGTCATTGTGGCAAGTGTTCAACGATTGCATAGAAATGTTTGCGATTATTGCAAAGATTGCGATACTTCTTGTCTTGAAAATGAAGATTGTCTTGAAAATAAAGAAATTATAAAAAAATGGCTTGAAAGTGAGGCAAGCAACAATGGCTGAATCCAAAAAAACAGTTGCAGCGGAAATGCAGGACAAGCCGACAGCGGCAGAAACATTGTTAGAACTCGACCGGCTTGTGATAGGTTTTATTGACGGTGCCCTTGATGTGGCTACGCTCAATAGCTTGGATATGTTAAATCGTTGGTTAGTGTTGTCAATGTCAGCCATATACAGCTGCACAAAGATAGGCTTGCTATCAGCCAAGTCTTGTGTCAAGGCCAAATACAAGCTCCTACAAGAGTATCGCAGGTTTAGGACTGACACTTTTTTTGCAAACAAGGAACACATCGAATGGATAAAAAGGACGAAAGAAACTTCTTGCAAATTAACGGAGTTGTCAAAGGCGATTGCCGAACACGATACTAATGTATTGCAAATTGCTTTACAGATAATTGACCTGCTCACCAAGCATGATGTTTATAACAAACTTTTCATTTTGTCAGACGCATCGGATACATATAAAGAAAAATGTTTAAAAACACTAACCGAAAACGATACAGCATTTTTGAATGAGTTCGGCAACATACCTTTTGTGGATTTGCTTTTTAAATTTTATAAATCGACAGAAGAAACGAGAGCATCAGAAATTTTTAAAGAATTGGATGCTGATAACATTAGAAAGGTAGCTTGTCACGTGCCGGTTAAGTCTGACAATTGTCAGGGTATCGCAAAAAGCTATAAAGAATACTTTGGCATTTAATAAGGCAATATTCTTGCCGGCTGCAAAATCTTAAAGGAAATTCAAATCAAGTTAATCCTATATTAAAAAAGTAATCAAAGCGACGACTTCCGCTTTTGATTAAGCTGTTACAAAAGAATGCACCAAAAATCAAACACACAATTGCAGCGGCAAGGTTGCACAGAGCAGTAGTTCGGTGGTCAGACGGACTACTGCATATTTATATCATCTGACTTTTTTAATACGATAACAGAATAATAAATAGTCACAAAAAAAGGAGTTGAGATACTCCTTTAATAGCCTGCTCAAGGAATTAATTAAGTGACCGTTTTAGTTTTTACATATATAATGGGAAGTTTAATATGTTTACATACAAAGCTGAAATTAAATCAGGCCCTTTGCTCGAGGTCAAATATTATAAATCATTTCGCAGACGGAATAAAAAAAATCTTGCTCGACAAATCAATCAATCAAAATCAAGTGAGAAGCAAACAAAAGCAAACCGTTTCAGAGGAGAACAACACACACAGAGGCTTATCCTCTGCAACTTCTCTGAGGGCGACTGGTTCGCAAGGTTCTCCGCTCCGTTTGGTGAATTTACCGAAGATGAATTTGAGAGGGTAGTATCGAATTTTTTTAAGCGAGTGAAACGCAGGACAGATAAGGAACAAATCAAGTTTAAATACATTGGATACTGCGAGTGTGGCAAACTCGGTAGAAACTGGCATTTGCATATTGTAATTGAGAATTGCGTGCGTGAAATATTAATGAAATGCTGGCCATGGAAAAACGGCATAAATTTTACTCCGCTCTACCAAAACGGCAATTATTCTGATCTTGCAAAATACATTCGCAAAGATGTCAACGGAAAAAAGCGGCTGAAAACATCTCGCAATCTCAATAAGCCTGAGGTCAAAGTTGTTGAAGGAAAAAAACGAGAATACAGAAAGCTCGAACGAGGTGAGGCTTTGCCTTGTCCCGAAGGATATTATTTTTATCGTGACGAAATGTGGATAAACGATTTTACGGGTGCGTCTTTTCATTTTACTTACTTGGCCAATAGCCATAAACACAAGAAAATCGGAGGTGCAAGGATATGAGAGATACAACAAGAGATTATACAATTGCACAGTTTAGACTTTATGCCTCTCTTGGATTTCCAAGCAAAGCACAGGTTGTAGCTGACAAGACAATGCACCGAGCATTACAACTTGACCTGCTTGCTGTGGCAGACACACTTAATGCCTTGACCAATAGCGGTAAAGACTACATCTGTCAAGCTGTCAGCGCTGTTTACTTTGTTGCACCAACAAAACCGTTGCACAAAGGTGAAATAAATTTGAGAGTGACCAAGTTTGCTGTCAATAACTATACAGACGAACGCACGGTGTTTCGCTGGCTCAAAGAGGCACGATTGCTTTGCGCAAAACTTCGTGGGCTTAACATTTGTACATATTGCACAAAGAAAGATGTCAGTAGAAGCGATTAAACCTGTTGTAAAATTAAATTGTAATGATAAAACGAAAAGTAACAACGGACTGGATTGTTCGTCAAATCCGTGAAGGCAAGGCATATAGATTCTATTTAACATCGGATTGGCAAAAAGTCAGAGATGCAAAAAAAGCGAAAGAACATTACGAATGCGAACGCTGTCGTGCTGTGGGTAAGTACAGCCCTTGCGAGGCGGTGCATCATAAGTTGTATCTAAAGGTAAGACCTGACCTTGCTCTTGACATCAACAACCTCGAATGTCTATGCAAAGATTGCCACTACAAAGAGCACCATAAATACGAGCCGAAAAAATTAAAAGATGAGTTTGCCGAGCGATGGTGAGCGAAAAAAAGCATACCCCCGGGTAAAAAATCGAAAAATTCTGAGGTCAATGGATAACGGTGTAAAGGCACGACAGTTTGGTCTCGCGCACGCACACGAGAAATTTTTGAGAGAGGAGTAGTATAAATGGCACAAATTAAAATTGCAGAAATCAAAGACAGCTTAATTGAGCAACTGACTTTGAAGGGGGCAAACATTGAAGTCTATAGAGATTTAATTGATAGCTATATTTTTTGCACGAAGCTTGAGCGTAAAATGCAGGCGGACATCCGCACAAATGGCTTGACATACAAAGCTATCAGTGCCACAGGTAAAGAGTACATGAAGGACAACCCTTCAGTAAAAAATGCCGTAATGTACAACAAACAGCGCTTAGCGATCCTCTCACAAATGGGGCTGTCAATCGACAAAGTTGAGAGTGATTCGGATGACGAACTGTAAAGTCATAGACGATTACATCGACCTTGTTAAAAGCGGTAAATATCGCGTCTGCCGTGAGCAAATTCAGCTGATAAAGTTTGTTGAAAATGTTTTTGAAAACGAAGAAATCTATGTTGATGAAGAACAGCTTGAAAAGTATTTAGCTTTGCAGAAATATTTTCCTTATCAACTTTTTGAATGGGAAAAGTTTTGTTTTGCGTTGCATAATTGCACATACTCAGCTCCCGGTGTTTTAAGGTTTCCCGACCTTGTACTTATCGTCGGAAGAGGTACAGGCAAAAATGGATATTTAGGTTTTGAGGATTTCGCGCTTTTAACACCGATAAACGGTATTAAAAATTACGATATTGACATTTGTGCAACATCGGAAGATCAGGCGACTATTACTTTTAACGATATTTATAATGTCCTTGAAGATAACAAAGCCAAAATGCAAAAACACTTTAAGTGGACGAAAACAAGAATTGTAAATATAAAGACAAACTCTGTGTTGAGATATCGGACATCTAACAGTGATACGAAAGACGGCGGTAGACCGGGCAAGGTCGATTTTGATGAGAAACACGCATATGAAAATTACAAGCTTATTGACGTGTTTGTCACCGGTTTAGGAAAAAAGCCACTCCCGAGAACTACTACAACCACAACAATGGGATATGTGAGAGACGGTCCGCTTGACCAAGAGTTTGCGAGAGGCCTTGAGGTTTTGAACGGTGATGCGTCCGACAACGGCACGCTTTATTTTATTTGCCGATTAAATGACGAAAAGGAAGTTCATGACGAGCGAAATTGGTACAAAGCGAATCCAAGCTTGCAATATTTTCCAAATTTACTCCGAGAACTTCGGAAGGAATACGAAAAATGGAAAATTGATCCGAATAATAACTCTTCATTCATGACGAAGAGAATGAATTTACCACAGGGAACGGAAGCAAATCCTGTAACTTCGTGGGACAATATCAAAGCAACAAACAGGCCTCTCCCCGACCTTGAAGGTAAGCCGTGTGTGTTTGGTATCGACTATACGAAAACGACCGACTTTTTGGGAATTGGTTTAATGTTTTTGGTTGACGGCTCAATCGTATGGAAACCGTTTTCGTGGTATTGCTCGCAATCTGCGGATTTGGGCAGGATTAAATTTCCGTATACTCAGCAACCCGACTTAAAAAGAGTGGACGGGGCGGAAATCCCGCCTGAAATCGTCGCCGACTGGTTGAGAAATCAGAAAGAACATTACAACATTATCGGCGGAGCGTTAGATAACTACCGCTATACATTACTCAAAGAGCCGTTAATGCAGTTGGGTTTTGAATGTGACCGCAAAGGACAAAATAATCTTAAACTTGTCAGACCGTCAGACAAAATGCTTGTTGCTCCTCTAATTGCTTCGGATTTCGCTAATCATCGTATTGTTTGGGGAGATTCGGCACTTATGCGTTGGTACACAAACAACACTTCTGCCGTTGAGGATAAAAACGGCAATATCATATACGGAAAGATTGAGCCAAAATCACGAAAAACAGACGGATTTATGGCGTTCGTCGCCGCATATACACAGCTTGATTTACTAAAGCAAAATCAGCCGATGACGGTTGATGAAATCGAGAATTGCTTTAACGCAATTGTATTTTAAAGGCAGGTGAAAAGATGAAAGTGATAAACTGGGTAAAAAATCTCTTTAAAAAAGATGCCGTTGCAGCGGAATTTAACGAGGACGGCTCGACAGTTGATGAACAGAGATTCCACTTGACAGAACTTGCCTTATTTACAGCGATTGATTTTATCGCTCGAAGTTTGGCAAAATGTGAATTTGTGACGGTAAGCAATAACCGAGAAAGTCGCAAAGATGAATATTATTTGTGGAACTATGCGCCTAACAAACATCAAACCAAAATCGAATTTTTTACGCAGGCTGTTGCGAAGTTGATTTTTGACAACGAGCTTTTAATTGTTGAAACTGCCGATAATCAGCTTATGATTGCTGATAGCTTTTCGAGAACGGAACACGCTTTGATTGATGATTCTTTCAGCGGCGTTACTTGTCGAAATTTTACATATCAGCGCACTTTTTTAGAGAGCGAGGTAATTTACCTCAGATATAACAACTTTGCTCTTAACGGCTTATTGGCTGATATGTGCAATACATATGAGCAGTTAATGTTATCGGCGCAGGAAAGATATAACAAAGCGGTCGGACACAAAGGCATCTTAGAGATGGATAATTACAGCTTCGGCGACGAAAACTTCGCTGAAACTTACAACAAAGTTTTGGCAAAGCAGTTTAAATCATTTTACTCAAACAAAAACGCTGTTATGCCGATTTTTAAGGGTATGAAATATTCAGAACCCTCAACCGATGCTGGAAAGACTACGAACAGCGAGATTAATGATATTCAGAAGTTAAAAACTGAGGCATACACGATTGTTGGCAATGCTTTGCATATTCCGCCGGCAATTTTAAGCGGTGAGGCATCTCAGCTATCGGATGCTATGGATTGCGCTATTGGTAATGCAATTGATCCGATTGCAAATATGTTTGAGCAGGAAATCACCAAAAAGAGATTCGGCGGTGCTGAATTTAATAAAGGTAATTATCTGCTGATTGACACAACGACAGTCAGACACATTGATGCAATCAGTCAGGCGAATAATCTTGATAAGTCAATTGCAAGCGGTGTGCTGACACCTGCGCAGGCTCAAAAATATTGCAACATGCTCCCTTGCTCTGAGGCTTGGGCGCACACATATTACATTACTAAAAATTACCAAACAATAGCAAATGCTTTGAAGGGTGGTGAATAGAATAAATGAAAAGTAGAAATTACAACATCAAGCAAATTGCAGAAAATCAGAATGTTTTGCAGATATATCTTTATGGCGAAATTGAGCCGAGCTGTTTGAACATTTGGGGCGACCTCGTAGAATCCAAGACAAGCGCCGAATACATTCGCAAGGCGATTGAAAAAGCAGGCGAAATTGAAGGCATTGAAATCCACATCAATTCTGTGGGCGGATTTGTTGATGAAGGCGTGTCGATTTACAATCTGCTAAAAAGGCAGAGTGTGCCGGTCACTGCATACATTGACGGTATGGCTTGCTCGATTGCCTCTGTTGTTGCAATGGCGGCTGACAAGATTGTAATGCCGTCAAACACAACAATGATGATTCATCATGCAGTCGGCGGTTGTTACGGCAATGCGAAGGAACACAGAGAATTTGCAACTCAGCTCGACAAAATCAGTGAAGCAAGTACAAACTCTTATCTTGTACACGCAGGCGATAAGCTCACGAGAGAAACCCTCGAGCCGCTTCTTGATGCTGAAACATTTTTGACGGCAGAGGAAGCCTTCAATATCGGCTTGTGTGACGAAATTCTTGATCTGGTTGACTTAACCGAATCAAAAGAGATTGTTGACGATGCACAGCAAAAGAAGAATCCAAAAGCAAAACAGGCAGCGGCAGAACTTGCAAAAATGCTTGGTACAAAGCCTGAGCCGCCTGAACCACAGACACCACCCGAGCCAAAACCGAAAAATCCCGAAAAAAAGGATAGCTTTGGCTTTATTGAAGAGTATTTCAAAAACAAAAATTATTTATAAAGGAGATTAAAAAAATGAAGAATCTTGACGCGATTAAGAACGCAAAAGCAAAGTTTGCGCAGAACTTGAAAACTGCCATTGATTCCAAAGATGAAGCAAAAATGACCGAGGCTCTCAACGCCTATGCTGATAGTATTCAGCAGTCAATCATTGAGGTCGCACAGGAAATTGGCGAAACTGCCGATAACACAATCCTTGCCAAGAGAGGATTCAGACAGCTTACAAGCGCAGAGCAGAAGTTTTACAATAATTTTGTCACAGCGGCAAAATCTGCTGATGTTAAGCAGGCACTCACAGGTCTTGATGTTACAATTCCTCAGACGATTCTTGACACCGTGCTTGAGGACATTACCAGCAATCATCCTCTGCTTGATGCAATCGGCATTGAAAACACATACGGCTCTGTTAAGGCAATCTTTACTACAGACACAAAACAGCTTGCTACCTGGGGCGCTTTAAGCTCAAAAATCACACAGGAGCTTGCCGGCACGATTCAGGAAAAGGACTTCTCAACATCAAAGGTAAGCGCCTTTGTACCTGTTCCGAAGGATATGCTCGACCTCGGCGCTACATACATTGACGCATATGTCCGCAGAATCCTCGCCGATGCACTTGCTTATGCATTCGAGGACGGCTTCATCAACGGCGACGGTAACGGCAAACCTATCGGTATGCTTAAAGACCCCGAGGGTGCTGTAAAGGTAGGTGCATATACCGAAAAAACAGCAACAAAGCTCACAAGTCTTGATGTGAAGTCGTATATGGGTGTTGTTGCCAAGCTTGCGAAGGGCAAGGGTGGTAAAACAAACAACATCACATCGGTTGACCTCATCGTTAATCCTGTGGACTATCTCACAAAGATTATTCCTGCGACTACGGTGCTTGCAACCGACGGCTCGTACAAAAACAACCTCTTCCCCTTCCCGACGAACGTTTATCCGTCAGAAATGGTTCCAGAAGGTACTGCTGTTATCGGTCAGCTTTCAAGATATAAAGCCTGCCTCTCAACAGGCAAGGAAGGTAAGCTTGATTATTCTGATCAGTATCAGTTTATCGAGGATAACAGAGTTTATCTTATTAAGGCTTACGCAACAGGCTTTTCGCTTCATACGAACGATTTTCTTAAGCTCGATATTTCAGCGCTTAATCCTGCTGAAATTAAGGTAACTCTTAATCAGGTAACAGCAGTTTAATTTATCACGGAGGTGTTGAACAATGGGAATTATAAGCGATGTAGTTAATATGCTCGATTTTGACCGTGAGCACATCGAAACAGATGAAAGCACAAAGTCGAAAATTGAACTGATTATAGCCAATGGAAAACAGCACCTCCGCGATTACAACCCTTTGCTTACTGATGAGGATTTTGAACGGCCGACAAGGGCAAGAGGTTTGTTGTTTGACTATTGTAGATACGCTTACTCAAATGCGGTTGAAATGTTCGACCATAATTTCGAGAACGAAATTTTGAAATTAAGGCAGGAATATAAGGTGCGAATGTATGATACTGAAGAATAACATTGATTTTTTGACATTCAACGACGGACTTGCAAAAATCTACGAAACCGACGAAAACGATGACATCATCGCCGACAGCCTGAAAAAATATCGTTTTGGCAACGAAAAAATCGGTGTAACTCGTTTTTACGGAGCAAAACAGAACGATATTGAACTGTCAAAGGTCATACATATCCACAAGGACGAAAACTTGCGAACGGACATGGCGGTTGTTATCAGCGGCACAAGGTTCAAGATTGAACAAATTCAGCACGATAAAAGCAAAAATCCCCCTTGCTCGATTGTGAGCCTGTCGCAGAGGGGACTGTATGAGGGTGGTGCAGATGTTTTTTAAGAATTACGACGAATTTGTTGAACTTATCAAAAGCTGTGGCTTTAAGTGTGTTGAGGCAGATTACAACAAGTCAACCCCTTTTCCATATCTTGTCTATTTCAAAGATGAAGAAACAGGAATTTACGCAGACGGTAAATGCCTTTGGAAAACTGCAAAAATCATCATAGAACTCTACACCGCAAGAGATGACCACGCAAGCGAAACGAAGTTTGAGGAGTGGCTCAACGAAAACGGTTTAGGTTGGAAAAAGCCGAACCGAGCGTGGGACATAACGAATAAACTTTGTGTAAGTTATTACAATCTGAGTGTGACTTTCGATGAGTAATTACCAAAAAGTCGGCATCGACCGCCTCGGAAACGCCCTATCGAAAGAGCTGTCAACCTATTCGGCTGATATCCAAATGGGCGTAAGATTGTTGGTTGATGAAAAAGCCGAAGAACTCAAAAACGAAATCAAGAAAAATGCACCTGTCGGCAAAAGAAAAAAATATCGCAAATCATTTAGGATAAAGGTCACAAACGAAACATTTCGATTCTATGAAAAAACGGTGTATGCCGCTAAGCCTGAGTACCGGCTTACACACCTCCTCGAAAAAACTCGTAAAAAGAGGGGCCAAAAAGGCGGAACGGTACAACCGAAGGTGCATATTGCTCCGGCTACAGAGAAAATTCATGGCGAATTTGAAACCGGAATAAAAAAGCTCATTAAATCATCGGAAGCTTTTGGCGGCGGTGATTTGAGCGGTATAAAAAGAATCTAAAAACATAAGGAGTGTTTATTTTATGAATAAAACGATCAGAAAAGTTGGTTATGCTGTGCTGACAGAAAGTAGTACAGGCGAGATCACATACGGTAAGCCTGTGTGGTTTAAGTCTGATAAGGCAGGCGGCAGAAGTATCGGTGCTGAACCTATCGGCGATTCAAACACAATCTACGCTGACGGCTTGCCTATCATTGTAGCGAGTGCGAACGGCGGCTATACAATCAGTCTTGAGCTTATTTCAGCAGTCGACGACATCGAAAAAGATTGGTTCGGTAACGATGAAGCAACTGAAGGCGGTATTATTGAGAAGGGCGGCATCAAAGTGATGCCGAGATTTGCCCTCCTTGCAGCAAAGGAAACATACAAAGGCGATAAGCTCTACGAAATTGATACATATTTTGACTGCGTAGCTGCAAGAGCGAGCAGAAACGACAAAACATCAGAAGGTAACTTCGATCCACAGTTCCCGACCTTTACGGTTACAGCAAAGCCACGCCCTGACAATGACTTTGTACGCTATACATCTTATGCCGACACTCTGCCCGAAAGCGTTGTAGTTCCGACTGTTAAGGCTGCAAAATCGGCAGTTCCTACAGATCAGGCCTCATCAGACAACACAAAGGCGGTTAAAGGCTAAGTTATGAAAGACACAGTTGTTATTAACGGCAAAGATGTTGAGGTTGAGGTTACAGCGTATACAATGCTTATCTACGAGGACACATTCAAAGGGCACAGCTTTCTGCGTGATGCCGACCGTGTTCTCGTTAAGAACCTTAATAATGTAAAATTTGGCTCTGCTGTAAAGCTTTTATGGGCAGCGGCAAAAACGGCAGACGATACAATTCCAAACTTTAAAGCTTGGTCAAAAGATGTGAGTATTAAGGACGCTATTTCAGCGACCGACACAATTATCAAGCTCATCGTTGACAGCCTTAAAAGCGACAGCCCAAAAGTGACAGCGACAGCGACCTAAACGGAACTTTCCTGACGGCAAAAGAGGTCTTATCTTATGCCGTCAGGTGTGGTCTGACTGTCGCTGATTTACAAAGATTTACAATAGGTTTCGTGATCGATTATGTCGAAACATATTTTGCATTACGAAACAATAAGAATATCCACGAAGATGAAGACAAATATCGGAAAATGAAATCTGTATTGCCTTTCGTTACAGAAAGATTTGAAAGTAAAGAAATCTCGGAAAAGCAGTACAGCGAGTTTATGAACCGATATAGGAAATTGGAGGACAGATATGGCAACGATTAAAGGCATTACCGTTAAGATTGCAGGCGACACAATAGACTTGCAGAAATCCTTAAAAGCTGTACAGTCCTCATCCTCGAGCTTGCAGAGAGAACTGACTGCGATTAATAAGCAGCTAAAATTTGACCCTGAGAACACCGTTCTGCTCACTCAAAAGCAAGAAGTATTGAAAGAGCAGATCGATAAGAGTCGGTCTGCTCTTGATCAATTGCTTAATGTGCAAGACCAAGT